TATTCATTGACATCGACCCCCGATTTATCTTTTGGTAATGTTCAAGGCTTAAATAAAACATCAGGTGAAACATTAAAATTCTTATTTATGGACGCTATCCTAAAAGCAAAAGACCATGAAGAGATATTCGGTGAAGGGTTGACCAGGCGAGTTAACCTCTTAAAGGCAATATTATCAATAACCGATGTAAAGTCTAAGCAGGCCTTAGAGGAAATGGATATATCTATTAAATTCGGTGATATATTACCACAAAGCATAGTTGAATTAGTGAAATCATTATCGACTGCAAGGGGCGGCGATTCTATTATGAGCAGAGATGCGGCAGTTAGAAAGAATCCTTTGGTAGAGGATAGCGAAGAAGATATAGCCAGATTAGAAGAAGAAGAGAAAAGTGAAGTGAGTAAATTGGGGGAATCATTCAATGTTTAAAAAATTAAATCTTGGCATTGTAGGTTGCGGTGTAATCGGTGAAAGCCTTGCGGGGCTATTAGAAGATCTAAACTATACGGTCAAGCGATACGACCCTGCTAAAAAATTGACTCAAGATATAAGCTTATGCGATATAATTTTTATTTGTGTCCCCACTAAAGCCGACCTGCAATTTGAAGATATCAAAACAGCGGTAAGCTACGTAAACCTTAAAAACAAAAAAGGGATAATAGCTATACGGTCAACACTTATGCCTGGAATGACTGACGAATTTGCCAAAGAATACAACAGGGAATTTGTCTACTTACTGGAAAAGCTGAAACATTTGAACTATTTAAAAAGCTATTTGAGCCTATAATCGATACTAAAAAAATATTAATGATGAAGCCAGTAGAGGCAGAGTTGGTAAAAGTTGGTTTGAATAGCCTATATACCGTGAAAGTAGTATTTGGGAATGAGCTATATGATATATGCCAGAAATACGGGGCAGACTACTATAAATTATTACAGGCGTTTAAGTTAGACAAGTATATCAACCCTATGCACCTCGACCCACTGTTTGATGGCTACAGAGGGGCAGGCGGGAAGTGTTTGCCTAAAGATATTAAATTCTTGATTAGGGCGGGGATAAATAAAAAGAACTTTCCGCATGTGATGATGAAGGTTAATGAGGAGAATGAGGAATTATTGGAGAAGGGCAAAATAACCTAATTTGACATAACGAATATCAAAGTGCTATAATTATTAATAGGAGACGATAATTATGGTTACAAGGGCAAAAAAAATAAAAAATATGACGGGCAAGAACGAGGCTAAATATTATAACCATATCCATTTAACCAGTGGAGTGTCTCCTGATATTTAGTCTTTTTTTCTTGTCCGTTTGTAGTTGGGGGGTAGCTAAAGATGACAAATAAAATAGGTTGGTGTGATATGACGTGGAATCCCGTTTGGGGTTGTAGAAATAATTGTGAATATTGTTATGCGAGAGGGATAGCCAAGAGATTTGGAGGTATAAAAGCAGAACAAGAATACTTTTATTGGGGTAATAAACGTACTTTTAAAAATTCAATTAAAGGTATCCATGTAATGAATGAATTAAGCAGTAAACTAATAAATTTTGAACCTATATTTTTAGAAGGGACTTATCATAAAGTATTCCCCAAAAAACCACAACGAATATTCGTAGGGTCTATGTCAGAGATATATTATTGGAAACCTGAATGGATTAAAATGGTAATCGAGAAGACAAAGCAATGCCCGCAACATACTTTTCAATTCCTGACTAAATTCCCCGAAGTATATTTTAAGTATAGGTTCCCTGAAAATTGTTGGTTAGGGGTAACGGTTACTAACAATAATGATTTAATTAAAGGAAATAATATAAGTGATTTTTTAAAAATTAATGCTAACGATTGGGGAATTAGATATATAAGCTTTGAACCATTGTTAGAAAATATAAGATTAAGACAAATTATATTATATTTTGATTGGGTAATTATCGGAGCAGAATCGGGCAATAGAAAAGATAAAGTTATTCCTAAAAAAGAATGGGTAACAAGAATAGTTGAACAATTAAGAAGTGAAAATATCCCAGTCTATTTAAAGGATAATTTGAGGAATATCTATCCAGAAGAAATAAAAGAATTTCCGAATAAGTATAGGAGAATATGAATAAATGACACTCGAAACCGATTTTGAAACTAAGCATATCCAAAGCATAATTGCATACAACCGTAAAGTAGAGGCGGTTCTAAACCAAGCTTCCAAAGATTTAGCTAAACGAATATCTATATTTAAGCTTAAAAACCCGACTGCAATTTATAAAGGTTCATTCTATAAGATTAATAGAGGGTTAAAAAATAAAGTAGATACAATACTGAACAAGCTCCATAAGGATATTAAGACTAATATACAAGATGGGGTTGTCAGTAATTGGGATATGGCAAACCTAAAAAATAATAAGCTAGTGGGAGAGTGGGCTGATGGGATTAAGTTGGGCAGTGCTGATATACCTACTTCGTTTAATCAATTAAATCTCGGGGCGTTAAATACTTTTATTGCTCGGACTACAGCGGGAATGAATTTAAGCAAGCGGGTCTGGAATTTAACAAAGGGAGCAAAGGATCAAGTTGAGCTTTATTTATCGAGCGGGATATCTACCGGCAAGAGTGCAAGCGGTATAGCCAGGGATATAAAGCAATACCTAAATGAACCTGATAGATTGTTTAGGAGAGTTAGGCAGGATGGGAAATTAGTATTATCGAAGGTGGCAAGGGGCTACAAACCTGGCAGTGGCATTTATCGGAGCTCTTACAAGAATGCTTTGAGGCTTACAAGGAATGAAATAAATATTTCTTATAGAATGAGTGATTATGTGAGGAGACAACAGCTTCCATTTATTACAGGAATTATGGTTCACCTATCGGCTTCACACAACGTTGAAGACATGTGCGATTCACTAACTGGTAAATATCCACCTGGATTTATTTGGCTGGGCTGGCACCCGAACTGTTATTGCTATACGACCACTATCACCTTAAACAAAAAAGACTCCCTAAACTTCATGAAAACGGGCAAAATAGCTAAGTCAAATTATATAACTAAGATACCTAAACAGGCTACTACATGGATTAAGGCAAATGCCAAGACTATAGCGGGATATAAGAACACACCATATTTCATAGCTGATAATTTCACAAAGGATTTTAAGTTAATTAAAAGGGTAACGGAGGTGAAATAATATGCCACTTAAACGTTGTAAAGTTACAAAAGATAATAAAACATTACCGGGCTGGCAATACGGTTCGGGCAAGTGTTATCTTTACGAACCTAGTAATAAAGCTTCTGAAGCAGCAGCAAAATTATTAGCTATTAAACAGGGCTTTATTATTACTAAAAGTTCAGGAGAAAAATTTAAACCATAATTTAATATATCAATTATTGCGGGGAATACCTTCGGTAGGGTAACCTGTCTCATAAGCAGGGTTTAGTGGGTTCGACTCCCATCCCCGCTATCAAAACAAAAGGGGGCTAAATGGAGATACCAAATAAGCAAAAGAAGTTTAAAAAGCTCAGAATCAT